GAAGAATTCTCAGAAAAGGCATTAAAGGTTGCCAAGGCAGAGTCTGAAGTAATTCTCTCGGAACTACCTGCCTTCATGGACAGGGAGTTTCCTGACTGGGTTGTTGTGGATGCAGAACATGCCTTATATGAATCGGTGGAGGGTCACCCACACGCCTTCAAGGGCTTCATCGATGGTGTGATCAAGTGCAAAGGCAAACGCGGAGAGGACCTCTACTGGATCATCGACTGGAAGACTTCCGCGAACGGTTGGAGACGAGAGAAGCGCTCGGATGAGATGACCAAGGCCCAATTGGCACTCTACAAGAACTACTGGCACCAGAAGAACCCACAGGTTCCCTTCAAGGACATCAGGTGTGCCTTCGCCATCCTCAAGAAGTCGGCGAAACCTGGTCAACACTGTGAGCTCTTCTCCGTCTCCATGGGTGATGTTCCCATCAAGAAGTCTCTCAAGGTTGTCAGCAACATGATCACCTCAGTCAAGCGCGGAATCGCCCTGAAGAACAGAGATTCCTGTACGTACTGCGAGTACAAGGGAACAGAGCACTGTACTTAGTGAAACTTTTGTTACAACTTTTCGTTTTTAGGTAATATAGGGACAATGCAGAATCAAAAGAAGACGATACTATTTCTATCGGATCATCCTCTCTCAACTTCAGGTGTAGGTACACAAGCCAGGTGGTTGATAAGCGGTCTGATTAATACAGGAAAATATAGCTTTAAGTGCTTTGGCGGAGCAATTCGACACGACAACTACGAAACTGTTGTAGTTAACCCAGATTTCATCATAAAGCCTACGAACGGCTTTGGGGACAAGGCTCTTCTACGAAAGACACTTGCTCAAGTAAAGCCCGACGCGTTGTTCCTGTTTACAGATCCCAGATTCTTCATTTGGGTGTGGGAGATGGAAGACGAAATTCATCAGATTTGCCCAATTGTCTATTGGCACCTGTGGGACAATCCTCCATGGCCCGAATTTAACAGACCCCTGTATGAATCGAACGATGTTATTAACTGCATCAACTATCCCACTTATGAAATGGTAAAAGAGAAGTTACCAGAGAAGACGGGTTACATTCCTCATGCAGTTCCTCAAGACCTCTATTACCCACTTCCAAAAGAAGAATCTCTTAACTTTAAAAAGAAGCTATTGGGTGCAGATAGAGCTGATCATTTTACGTGCTTGTATGTTTCAAGAAATGCAAGAAGAAAAATGCCGAGCGATATCCTTGTTTCTTGGAAAATGTTTTTAGAGGATTTGCAGAACAAACAAGGTCATAAGAAGGCGACTCTCGTACTTCATACTGATCCCATGGATCAAGAAGGAACGAATTTATTTCAAGTAATTGACTTATTGGGTATTAAAGATAACGTGGCCTTCTCTAAGGATAGAATCGGCTTTAACGAAATGCGTCTCCTCTATAATGCATGTGATACGATTGTTAACAGGAGTTGCAATGAAGGTTTTGGTCTTCCAACTTTGGAAATGGCAATGTGCGGAAAGCCAATCATTGTACTGAAGACAGGTGGACTTACACGTCAGGTCGAAGACCCAGACACCGGAGAACAGTTTGGAATTGGAATGGATCCGGAAGTCAGGACGATGGTAGGAAATCACATGGTTCCTTACATCTACGAGGACTTTATTTCTCACGAAACTCTGAGGGACGCTTTTGTGAAGATGTATGACATGGGTCCTGAAGAAAGAGAAAAGCTTGGATTGAAAGCAATGCAAAGAGTGAGGAAAGAATACGACTTGAATAAGATGGTATCAGACTGGGACGATTCTCTTCAGAAAATTATTGACAAGTGGAACAACGATAGAGACCCAAGTTGGAAGGTAGAAGAACTATGAATCAGCCTGATTTCAATTTTTTTAACTTGAGCAACGGTTTCAGCAAGAAGAAAGTTTTGCTTAGAGGACCAGTATTGACACAGTCTGGGTACGGTGTACATGCACGTCAAGTAGCAAAATGGTTATTTTCTCGAGAAGATCTGGAGGTGGAAGTTCAAGCTCTACCTTGGGGTGATACACCATGGCTAATCAATAGAGACTTGGACGATGGTTTTGTTGGCAAGTTAATGGAAAAGACCGTTGATCCGAAGGGTAAATACTACGACGCTTCAGTTCAAATACAACTTCCAAATGAATGGGATCCTACATTGGCAAAAATTAACATCGGGATAACAGCTGGTGTAGAAACTGACAGATGCAATCCTACGTGGACAAAAGATTGCAACAGAATGTCTGTTGTTATAGTTCCTTCAAGACATACAAAAAGCTGCTTAGAAAATTCTGGTGAAGTAACTGTGCCTGTACACGTGATTCAAGAGTCATTCTCTGAATCAATTTCAAAGTCAGAAAAAACAAAAATAGACGAGCTTGAGTTCTCAACGCCTTTTAATTTTCTAATTTTCGGTCAGCTGACGGGAAACAATCCAGAGAATGAGAGAAAGAATATTTTCTATACCATTAAGTGGCTTTGTGAAGCCTTTAAGAACGATAGAGATGTTGGAATCGTATTAAAGACAAATTCTGGGAGAAACACAAAGATAGACAGAAAGATAGTGGTACAAACCTTCGAAACTCTCATGAGAGAAGTTAGAAAGGGTCCTTATCCGCGTTTAAATCTGATACACGGGGACATGTCTGATTCTGAAGTGGCATCTCTATATAGACATCCAAAGATAAAGGCATTAATAAGCTTAACAAGAGGTGAAGGTTATGGTCTCCCTATTCTTGAAGCTGCTGCCTCTGGTCTTCCCGTAATTGCGACGGGTTGGTCAGGACACATGGATTTTCTCTCTCATGGGAAATTCATCGATATCAATTACACACTTTCAGAGATACATCCCACCAGAGTAGACAACAAGATCTTTATGAAAGGGTCTAAGTGGGCTCAGGTAAGTGAGGAAGATTTTAAGAGAAAAGTTCTTAAATTCAAGAATGCTTCTATTTCTCCGAGAGAATGGGCAAAGAATTTGCAACCAAAAATTCTATCCAATTATTCCATCGAAACAGTAAAAAGTTTGTACAATGAAGTCACAAAGGATCTGATTTGATTTTAACAGCAATTTTAACATTGTGTTTGATTGGAAGCTCAGCTTCATTGGCACTGAGCTTGAGAAAAAATATCGAATACATGGAAAAACTAGAAAATGCAGGAGAGGCAATTCAAATTTCTCTTGATATTCTGGAAGAACAATATCAGATCATAGACAAGAAATCAAAAGTTGAATTATTCTCGGACGAGCCTATCGTTAAGGAACTAGTTCTCGATATTGCTGTTGCGAAAGCATCTGTTATGAATGTTGCAAAAATTCTCGACAATGTGTTGAGAGACAATGAAGATGACATAGAAGAATAAAAAATGACTAAGGAAACAAAGAGAAAGAGGTCCAGCAACTCAAAGAAAGAAAAAGTCATCAAGAAAGAAGATGACTCTGACCTATTTTCTGAAGTTGTCTTAGAAGAAGTAGTAAAAAGTGATGAAGTAAAAGTTACTAAAACGAACTTAAAGCTTTACTTCAACGCAGGGACTCAAGAAGCAATAGTCAAGTATCAGGGAGAGAATGCAAAAAAGGAAAAGGACAAACTTTATGTCTCTTCTATACTTCCTGCATTTGAAAAACTAGTTGAAAATTTGATCAATATACACAAGTTTACCGGAATGCATGACACTTACGACGAATTGAAAAATGACTGTGTTAATTTTCTTTTTGAGACAATTCATAAGTTTGATGCAGAAAGAGGAACAAACGCTTTTTCTTATTTTAACGTAGTGGCTAAAAACTGGCTCATCATTAGAACCAAGCAGAAAACTCAAAGGACTAAAAAGAGTGTCAGTCTCGACGATCCAACAAGTCTAACGTCACATGAGACTTCTATTGTTGAGGAACACAATGTAGTTCAGTCTCAAGACATACTGTTCGACTCTGCAGGATCAGTTGAAAATACTATTAATTTGCTATACGAGATACGTGCTAAAGTAAAGACAGAAAATGAGTTAACATGCATCAACGCGATCATAACAATATTTGAAAATATAGACGAAATAGATCTTCTCAACAAGTCAGCTGTTTTGCTCTACATGAGAGAATTGTCCGGTCTTTCTCCAAAACAGCTAACAACTGCTATGCAGTCCATCAAGAGACACTACAAAAAATCTAAATCAGATCTAAGAAACAGCTAATAATTCTTACATGGCAAATAAAAACAAATCTACTGAAAAACACGGCTTAGAAGAAAAAATAAAAGACTTCTCAGAGCTTTTAGAACAAATAGATAGTGTGTCTGATAAAAAGAAAAAGCTGTGGAGAGAGATATACGAGAATGCTGTCACAGATAGGCAGAACGCTTATATCCTTTTCAATACTCTTGTAGAAATTGTAGAGAATAAAAGTACGGAACATGCAATTCATGGAAAAACGATAGCCACCTACATAGAAAGAATGAGCAAAGCGAACGATCAGATAATACGTCTAGCTGAGTTAGTTTCTAAGTCTGAAACAAAAGAGAGCGAAGACATTGATGCTGAAGAGATGTTCAAGAAGATAGGCGGCTGAAATGAGCAATAAGGCGGACAATTTAAGAAATTTCGCCGAGGGAAGAATCAACACACAGTTGTTGTCTAGTTCTCCTTCTCCAAAGTCTACTTTCGCAAGAATGATAGTTTTGGAGGTAGTTTCTGACCCAAATAAAGACCTGGTGGATGAAGTAAGAAAGACAACATGGCAGTCTATGGGAGTGTCAAACATGTCTTATGCTGACATACTTCCAAGAAACACAATAATTGCAAAAAGAGTCGGAGAAGACGTAGACCCCATGTTCGTCTTTCCTTTCTTTCCCTCACATTTATCCATGCCATGTAAACCAGGTGAGTGTGTTTGGGTGATGTTTGAAAAACCAGAAAATGATTCTGACATGGCATTTTGGTTTTGTCGTATAACAGAACCTCATATATCCGACGATGTTAATCATTCACATCCCGGTAGATCATTTGAAATTTCATCAAGTCCTGGGACAAAAGACAGGATGAAGAACGAAAAAGAAGGGACTGCAGAGTCTGCAGACAACGTTTGGCATGAATTAAGAAACGGACCTGTTGTAAAACAGGGCGATGACAGAATAACTGCAAGAGAAAATGTCATTCTCAAGGGAGAAGACGAAGATGTTTTTGAGAAACTAATAACTCAAACAAATGCTTCAAAGTTAATGTCTTATGAAGCAGTACCAAGATTCAAGAAGAGACCTGGAGATATAGCGCTTGAAGGCACTAACAACACACTTATAGTTCTTGGAACTGATAGAACGGGCCCATTAGAAAAAACTAAGAACGAGTCTGGGTCTATAGACATTGTCGTCGGTAGAGGACAGACAGACGATACTTTTGGGAAAGAAGTTCCTACAACAAGCATAAAGGATGCAAAAGGAAAGAAAAAAGGAACAGAGCTAAAGAAAGAACTCAACAAATCTCTTGACATTAAGCGAGAGAAAGAAGGAGACCCAGACTTTAAGAACGACAGAAGTAGAATATTGGTGTCTCAGTTGACTAACGTTGATCAGAACTTTGGTCTTAAAAGTTTTAGTGAATCATTAAAAACTCCCATAAAAGATTCAAGTGGCGGTGATGCTGCAATAGTGATAAAGACAGACAAGATTAGGATGATAGCTAGGTCAGACATTGAGATAATAGTGACTGACAATAGTCTGAGAGAAGCACCCAATAAAAAGAAGATCAAAGATGAGACTTCAGACACAAAGAAGTGGGCCTCAATAGTCATAAGATCGAATGGAGACATTGTACTGACACCGTCAGATCTAGGAGTCCTAAAACTAGGAGGAGACGACGCAGATAAAGCAGTCCTTTGCAGTACTGCAATAGTGGCTGCAGGTCAAGTGACAGCGCCTCCACTAACAGACACTATGGGAGGTTCACTAGGAGTACAAGGCGCTCAACCTACCGGAGTTTTTGCAAAAAAAGTCGTTCTTAAGTAATTTTGCCTTTTAAGTCAACTGTCGACGGAGTTGTTATCTTTCCTTGAGTAAGACCTGGTACGGGCGCAGTTGGAGGTGCAGAAATTAGAAGAGCGCTATTAACGTCTATAGTATTCAACTCATTGACGTTAACTACGGCTTCTTGCTTAATGGCCTCGAATATTTCTTTAACTATAGCCCGCCAGCTTTCAGTAGGATCTTTTATAGACTTTGTTCTTTGAACTATTCTTGATGCTACTCTGTTTACAACTTCATCTGTCAACATGATTCGATAATAGAACTAATTTTTTATCAGTAAAGCTATAGTTCTTAGGTTTTCAACGCATTCTATAAAATAGATAGATGTATGGCGACCTATAGCTTTAAGAGTGTAGGAAAGACTCAAACACAAATAGATGAAGAGACAACTAAAAAGTCTCTGATTCCTTATGGAATTAAGACTCCCATGCAGCTGGGAGACAAAGAAGGCATATTCTCAATGAATTACAGCCTAGAAGACCAATTTGCTGACAATCTAAAAAATCTTCTCTTGACAAATTGGGGAGAGAGATTGGGTCTTTACCAGTTTGGTGCAAACTTAAAACCTCTTACGACCGAATTTGTTTCACAAGACGATTTTGATAGTGAGGCTATAGTAAGAATAAAAGATGCAGTCGAGAAATGGATGCCCTTCGTAGATCTTGAAGATTTTAGTTCTGAAGTCGACAGATTAGAAAACAAGAACACAGGCATAATAAAGATAAGCATCACATACAACGTACCTCTGATTAATGTGTCTAGAAAAGGTCTACAAATAGTCTTGTATGTGGTGTGACAATTCGTTATTTACGATCATGATCGGGCGGTAATAAATGGCAATCAATGACAACAAAACTGCGCTGAAATCAATCAGGCAGAGAAATTATTTGGCAAGAGACTTCGATGGCTTCAGAGCCGTGTTGTTGGATTACGCCCGTCAATACTACCCGGATAGAATTCAGGACTTTTCAGAGTCCTCTGTTGGAGGTCTATTCTTGGACATGGCGGCCTACATTGGAGATAACATGTCTTTTTACATGGACCATCTCTATGGAGAACTGAATAGTGATACAGTAATAGAAACACCAAACATAGAGAGGACTCTGAGAAATTCTGGTGTCCCTATAACAGGTGCTTCTTCAGCAGTAGCTAATGTAGACTTTTACATAGAAGTTCCTGTGCTAAATGACGGAACTCTAAGACCTGATCCTGCTTTGATTCCAACCATAAATGAAGGGTCAATAATTCAAGCTGATAATGGAGTTGAATTTCTTCTATTAGAAGACGTTAAGTTTTGGGTCTCTGACAAAATCAACGGGACAATAACAGTTGATCCTTCAGTCGAAGTAGTAAACGGAAGAAGAATAAACGGCATCGTTACATCAAAAATACTTCGAAAAAGTGGAGTTTGCGGGTCTGGAACGGAAACAACTGAGTCATTCAGCATAGGTGATTTCGTACAATTTAGAAGAATCTCTCTTTCACAAAATGACATAACACAGATAATAGATGTATCTGATGGTCTCGGAAATGTCTACTACGAAGTAGATAGTCTAACATCAGATGTTGTCTATAGAAACGTTCTAAATACTGCAGACAACAGTCAATCACCCGTAACTGTCAAAGACAATCTAAAAGTAATACCTGCGCCTTATAGATTTGTTAGAGAAGTCTCACTGTCCGATAGGAGAACTACTCTAATTTTTGGAGGAGGGACTGCTGATAGCTTGGAAGATGACGTCATACCTGATCCTTCCGAATTCTCCATACCGCTACCCTACTCGCAGTCATTCTCAAGAAAGCCTCTCAATCCTCAGAAACTTCTACAGACATCAACGCTTGGAGTTTCAGCTTCTAACACCGTTTTGACTGTCAGATATAGGTACGGCGGGGGTCTTTCACACAATGTCCCAGCAAATACAATAAGAAACATAGTAAATCTTGTTGTTACTTTCCCAAACAATCCATCAGCAGCTCAACAAGCACAGATAAGAAGCACCATAGAGGCCTCAAATCCTCTGCCTGCAGCTGGCGGAGAAGATTCTCCTTCTTCTGATGAACTTCTAGCATTGGCACCCACAATGAAAGGTGCACAAGACAGAATGGTAACTAAAGAAGATCTACTCTCCAGAGTTTACACAATGCCCAGTAATTTTGGAAGAGTATTCAGAGCTGCAGTCGTTAAGAATCCTGACAACCCAATGGCGACCAGACTTTTCATAATATCAAGAGATAAAAACAGTGAGCTCGTGACATCTCCTGATAGACTCAAGATAAACTTGAAGAGATACCTCAATTCCTACAGGATGATTTCTGATGCAGTTGACATAATGGACGCCCAAGTAATCAATCTCCAGTTATTCTTTCAGATAGTCGTTGATCCTTCACTCAATAAGCAGACTCTTTTACAAAGTATAATAAGTGATCTAAGAGACCAACTAAGCGTCACAAACTTTCACATAGGACAACCCATAGTGATATCAGATGTCATTACGACAATATTCTCAAAACAAGGTGTTATATCGGTAGACAAAATAAGATTTAATAATCTGAGTGGCACCGTAAACAACAGAGACTACTCCCAGATAACATTTGATCCAAAGATGCACACTAAAAATCAGATACTGTACCCACCTGATGGAGGAATTTTCGAGATAAAATATCCTGACGTTAACATCATAGGAAAGTGCGTTTCTAATAGGTAAGCTGGAGACGAAAATGCTGAAGATAGTCAAAGCTGATAAAGACACGTACATCACTAACAAAGTGATAAGAGGAAAAAGGAAGTTTAACAGCAATGTAGGTGCTGCAGGAACGCTAGACCTTTTCAAGCTCTATGGGGCATCGATGAGTGGGTCGACCCCAAACACAGAGCTATCCAGAATATTGGTCCACTTTGACTTGAGTGAAGTAAAAAAGCTTGTGTCTGAGGGCAAGTTAGACTACACGGATCCAAGCTTCTTTTGCAAGCTTAAATTGAAGGATGTATATGGAGGTCAACCAACACCTGTAAATTATACTGTCAATGTTTTTCCTCTATCTGCTTCTTTTGACGAAGGAATAGGAAAGGATGTTTCTTACTATTCTGATTACGACATCTGTAATTGGATTACTTCATCATTAACGACAAAGTGGGTCACACCTGGCTGTGGCAATGCATGCAATTCTACTTCACCCGGTGACTACATAACTAGTTCAATAAGCTTAGCTTCTACAGTAGCTAGTCAAAATTTTGTCAAAGGAGATGAAGATCTCGTCATAGACGTTACGAAATTGATGTCGGCAACTTTATCCAACGAATTGCCTGATAGAGGTTTTAGAATAAGCTTTTCTGAGAACCTTGAAAATGACAACAAGTCTTATTTCGTAAAGAGATTCGCTTCAAGTAATGCTTATGATGAATCTAAAAGACCGCATCTCAGTGTGGGTTTTAATGACTCTATTTCGGACGACACACAAAATTTAGTATTCGATTCTTCTTGTAAGTTGACTCTCTACAACACAGTCGCGGAAACTCTATCTAATATAGTCTCAGGAAGCGCATTAATCCCTATAACAGGGAGCAACTGTTTAAAGCTAAAATTAATGACAGAAATATCGGGCGGATATTATTCTTTGACTTTCTCAGGGTCACAGTTTAGCTATGGATCAAATCCAGCAACAGGAATCTATCAATCAAACGTTGTAATACCTTCTACAGACTCAACAATATCAGCAAAGATCATTCAATCTGGATCAGTAAACTTTACTCCCGTCTGGTTGTCAAATGATCAGACGATTGCTTTTGTTACGGGAAGTGTTATAACGGCAAGACCTGCTTCAAGAAGATCTTCAAATTTGCCAAAGAACTATATTGTCACAACGCATGATTTGAAAGACACATATAGAGACAACGAAGAGTTCACAGTTAGAATAAACATATTTGACGAAAGTAATCCTTACATAAAAGCTAGTAAGTTACCAGTAGACTTACAAGGAATAGTTGTAAAAAACGCATATTATCAGATAAAAGATGTTACATTCGACAACGTTGTAGTTTCTTTTGACGATACAAATAATTCCACAAAGATTTCAAGTGACTCTTTGGGAATGTATTTCAAACTAGATACTTCCAACTTGACAGCAGGAAGATCCTATGTTATCGAAGTAATGATCAAGCAGAACGGTCAAAAGACTACTTTCTATAACGTATCGCCAGTATTCAGAATAGAAAAGTCGGAGTGACATAATGGCAACTAGATCCAACTCACCTTACGTCCCAACTTTTCTAAAGTCTTCGATTGTTGATTCGAAACCCATACAACTAACATACGCTGATTTTAATCTAGACGATTCAAGTGCAGGCAATACTGGGTCTTTCAAATATGATCCTCTCGGTTACCCACTAAAGAGTTCACAACAACTAAATGTAGATTGGTCAAAATTTGAAAATCACACTTTTTTCTCATCTGCAGAAGTAAAAGTAAATGAAGCCTTCAACAAGATAATCAATAACTTTCCTTTCGATGGATCCAAAAAAGAAGTAGAGATTTTTTTAGACTCGTTGACCGGTTTTGAAAAGTGGATCTTTGATAGATTTCCAAGATGGTCAGGCGCTCTTCATTTCTCTGGCACTCAAATAGGAGAAGTTCCTTCGACCACTGCTGGAAACTGGATAAGTGTGAAGGACAAATCCGGTAATCTTTACCCCGAACTAGCAAAAAATAGACAAGGTAAAACTGTAATAAATCCAGGAGATGACGACTCATTTACAATAGAAGCTTTGGTTTTTCTTCCAAAGATAACCAACGGTACGCAAGTAGTTTTTCAAAAAGCAGCTAGTCAATCTGACGGCATTACTTTACACTTAGAGCCAAGTACCTCTATCGATAGTGTAAATGCAGTTTTTAGTGTGACTTCAGGATCTTCTAGAAATAGTGTCTCAAGTACGCTATCGAAAGGATCATATAATCACGTCTGTGTTACTCTCAATAAGAACGACGTAAAAGAAAATAGCCTGCAGTTCTATCTCAATGAACAACTTGCATCAGAGAGTAGCAAGAAGGTAAGAATAAAAAAGATAAACGCTGATGAGTCAGATTTCTTGATAGGTTCAGGAAGTTCTTTTTATTACGAAAATACTCTTGTAACTCCGACACAAACATTCAGTGGAACTATTGACGAGCTTAGAGTTTTTCACGCTGTAAGAGACACAAAGATTCAGAGTCTGTATTCATCAAGAGGTCTTTACGCATCACCTGATTTAAAACTCTACTACAGATTCAATGAACCATCCGGCTCATTGACCATCAATAACAGCTCTGGAATTGAGTCCATAGTTCTTGATAGCTCTGGAAATTCTTTACATGCAAATGTGAATAATTTTTCTGCAAATAGAAGAGTTAACTCTTACCTTGACGTGAAAAATGTCCTAGTCAATGAAAGAGACGAATTTAAGGTAGTTCTATTCCCAGCATTTCAAGAAATTGTGGACTTAAACATGGACCTGCTATTGTCAGCAAGCGAATATGACAGAGCAAATCCAAACAACATCTTGAGACTAGTTCCTCAGCATTATCTTCTTGAAGGAGCTTCACAAGATGGATTTATCAATATTGAAGGCAATGGAGGAAACCCCTACGGGGGAGAGGGAATACCGGGCCAAGGAGAAAAAGGATCTGTTCAGATTATTCTCTCTTTCTTGTACATCTGGTCCAAATTTTTTGATGATCTAAAGACTTACATAGATTCTTTTGCAACTTTAAGGACAGTTAACTACGATCTATCAGACACTGTGCCTGACAATTTTCTTGACGACATAGTCCGTCAGTACGGTTTCTATCTTCCTAAGTTTTTTAGTAATGCTTCTTTAAGTCAGTTCTTAGATGGGCAACAAATCAATTCACTTGACGACATCTCTGTTGCCTTGAAAAAAATTCAATCGACTATGGTTAGAAGAGTTCTTGTAAATCTTCCTCAAATAGTTCGATCAAAGGGAACACAGCATAGCATTAGGACTTTTCTAAGGTCAGTTGGAATAGACCCTGACAATAGCTTAAGAATAAGAGAATACGGCGGTCCTACTGTCAAACAGCTAACAACCTCTAGAGAGAAAAGAGTAGAACCTGGGGCCATGGTCGACATGTCAGGTTCTAATTTAATTGTTACTCTGCCACTTTCGTCATCAAGAGTAGAACCAGGATTTCCTACACCTGCTGGTTCATTTGTGTTAGACAGTGCAGGTTCAATAAAAGGAACTAACAAAAATTCAGACGGACTTTTGACTTCAGGTTCATGGCACCTCGAAGGAGTCTTTAAGATACCTCCTCAGAAATTCACACAGATAACAGACTCTGATGGAAATCAGTCGCTAATGAGAATGTACGTGACAGGAAGCTCCGTGGGTTCAAAGCCCGGTCTTATCGTCAACGTAGTTGCAACACAATTCAAAGATCATCCATACACAAGTTCAAAAGTAAAAGCGTTCCTAAGACCAGGTTTCTCTAGTAATTCTCCACAGCTTGAACTAAGTCTAGACGTCGACGGCAAGGGAATATTTGATGGCGATAAGTGGAATGTATCGATCGGATGTTTTAGAAACGACGAAATTGAATCTCAAACATCGTCTTCTTATTATTTGAGAGTTGGAAAAAATGACTCGGGAGATCTTGCAGTAACATATACGACATCTTCTTACTTTTATGAACAAATTACAAGTGAAGGAAATGCATTTAGAAGTGGATCTTCTCAATATAACTCTTCTGGTTCGTACATCGCCATAGGAAGAAATCAGACAATTCCATCAGGAATACCTGCAGGAGGTTATCTTTTTCTTAATGACACACTAAACGTCGATGACATTGCAAGAACAGTCGACTTTTCAGGCTGGACATCCAATCTTAGATTTTGGTCAAAAGGTCTAGACATAGAAGAATGGAAAGAACACGTCAGGAACCCCAAATCTTTTGGTGTTTCAGATCCGCTAAAAAATTATAACTTTGTTAAAAACATATCTGGGTCTTTTGGGAAACTTAGAATGGACACACTGCAAAAGCAACCTGAAAGGTACGCTGATGCTAATGGAAAACTAACTCTCTTGGACTTTAGTCAGAATGAAATAGAAGCAGAAGTAACTGGGTATGTCTCAGGAAGCAAATCTCTTCTTGGTGATTTGTTCAGTTACAGCTACATTTCTCCCATGTTTGATGAAGCTTCGACAGACGATAAGATTAGAGTTAGAAGTTTTCAAAGCCAAAATTTTCTCTCTGAAAATCCATGGGCTGTAGAGGCACCCACTTATCTTAGCAATGACATGTTTCTTCAAGAAGAGCCTCAAGATGACTTAAGACTTTCAATAGAGTTCTCTATGGTAGATTCTATGGACAAAGACATCATATCGATGTTTTCATCTTTGG